GATTTTCAGGCGCTGCGCCTCCGTGAGCGCCGTGCCCTGCTCCAGCTCCAGCTGGCCGGCACTGATGCGCTCCTCGATGCTGACGCGCAGCTTGTCGTACGCCTCTTGCTGCTTGAGCTGGGCGGCGGCAGCATCCTCCGCAGCCTTGCGGCGGGCTTGTTCGCCGGCGATGTCGATGACGGACGGGGCGCCTACGGCGTTGGGCGGGTTGATGAAGCCGCGGCCGGCGCCGGCGTTGGGGCGGCCCAGGGCTGCGTCCAGCGCGGTGCGGGCTTTGAGGGATTCGCCCTGCAGCTCGCGCAGTTTGTCGAGGGCGTCCTGCAGTTCCTTCTGCAGGCTGGAGCGGTTAAAACCGGTGACGTTGGGGCTGCTCAGGCGGCCTTCCAGCCTGCCGATTTCCTCCAATGTGGCCTGCACGCGTGCGTCTTTGAATTGCGACATCAGCAGCGTGAAGAAACCGGACAGCACGCCACCGTTGGCGCTGAAGCGCAGCATCATGGAAATGCTGTCGTTCAGCGCTGGCAGGAAGTCTGAAACCAGGGCACGCGCGGCGTCCGTGATGTTGGTGCTCAACTGCGCCATCTGCTTGCTGAAGCGCTCAGCTTCGGCCGCCTGCTGCGATGTGACCCCGGCATTTACTTTCCCAGCGGCGGCCAAGTCATTCAAAAATGGCGCCGCTTGCTGCACGCTCTTGCCGAACAACTCCTGCGTGATGCGCGCCTTGTTGGCATCGTCCGCAAAGCCGGCCAGCGCCACAGCGGTCTGGCGCAGGGCCTCTGCCGGGTCCAGTTGGCGCAGTTTGGCGGCCTGCAGGCCGATGGCCTCCAGCGCGATGCTGGCGCCGTTCTTGCCATCCGCTTCCTTCAGCGCGCTGTTGAACTTGACCAGCATGCCGCCCACTTGGTCCAGCGTGGCGCCGTTGCGGCGGGCTACCTGGTCGAGCTTGCTGATTTCCTCGATGCTGGCGCCGGTGGCGTCGGCCAGGTCGTTCATGGCGTCTATGGCGTTGACCGTGCCGCGCACGAAGGCCGCGATGCCGCCCACGCTCAGGGCGCCGGCCAGGGTGGGGGCCAGGGTGTTCAGGGCGTTGCGCACCGTGTCCACCTGGCCGCCGAGCTGGCCCATGCTGCCCACCACGCGCTGCAGGCCGCCCTGCACGGCCTCAGCGCCTTGCAGGCCGATCTTGATGCCGATTTCAGAGGTGGCCATCAGCGTGCGCTCCGTTCCTTGGCCTGGCGCTGGCGGCGCCACTCCGCAAGGGTTTCGTCTTCCAGGATCTGCAACTCAGCCAGCACTTCCGGCACCCGGGGGCGCTGCACCAGGCGGCGCATGCGGATGAGACTCTCCACGCCGGCGTAGTCGAGGCCCGTGGGGCCGTCGAAGCCCACGCGCCACTGTGTGCGGCAGGCGGCGAAGACGCCAAGCACTTCTTCGTGCTCGGGCCAGAGGAAGAACAGCGGCTGACGACGCGTTGACGCTTGATCCACGGCCACAAGGCCGAAGGCGGCCAGCGCCGCGGCGGTTTCGTCGTCAGCGTTGGCGGGGTCTTCGTCATCGGATTCGGGCGGCGCGTCGTCATCTTTTCCTCGGACCAGCTGACCACGGGCGAGCAGACGTGCCGCCTCTCTCAGTTTTTTTCCTTGCCCTTGACGCCGCAGGCCTCGATGTAGGCTTTGAAGATCAGCCCGCTCATGCCCACGATGTTGAGCAGCGCGGCCAGCGCCGTGGGGTGGAAGGCCAGCTCGGCGCCGGCGTCGTCTTGCACGCCCGTCCAGTCCTGCACCACGCCGGTGAGGAATTCGGGCACGGTGCGCTCGTCGCTTTCCACCTCGGCCTTGAGCTGGTCAGCCGGCAGGCGCTTGCAGATGAGCGTGAAGCCGAAGGGCAGCATGCGGCCGCCCGCATCGGGCAGGCGGCCGGCCACGGGCACGGTGATGGTGTCGGAAATGACCAGGCGGAATGCCATGCGCGCGCCCCCGGTTACAGGCAGACGAGTCGCAACTCGTCATTGCCGGCGGTCGTTGGAGTAAAGCGCAGGTTCTGGCCCATGTGCACGTCGCCCTCGTATTCGGTGTCACTTGGGTCGATACGCTGCACCTGGGGTGCGTGCAGGATGATGCCCACGCCGGCGCCCGTCTGGTGCGTGAAGCCCAGCGTGGTGTTGGTGTTGCTGTTGATGTCCGTCATGAAGGACACCTCCTGCGCGGCGGTGAGGTCCAGCTGCATGCTGCCCTGGACGTTGCGGTCACTGATCTGCACGGCCTGGCCGCCCAGCAGGGCCTTGCGGCTGACGGTGTTCTGCAGGTTGATGCTGAGGCCGCGGCTGGGGTACGTGGTGCCACCGGCCAGCGCGCCGGCGCTGTAGGTGCAGCCCAGGTTGATGTCACCTGTGTTGACATCGCTGACCACCTGCGGGGCGCGGAAGGCGGTGAGCGTGACGCTGGGGTCTGCCGTGGCGGTGCGGCCACCGTCCAGGCCCACCAGGCTGAAGCGCAGCATGGGCGCGGCGCCTTCGTTGAGCATGATTTCCACGTTGCCCATACACCCCAGGGCGACGCGGCGCACGCCGTCCAGGTGGTAGTAGATGGTCACGCTGGAGAAGCTGGCCGAAACGGGCGTGTATTCCACGCGGGCCGGCGTGGACAAGACGCTTTCGGCCATGCCGCAGGCGCGCAGCACCGGCGCCCAGGCGGGGGCGGTGCCGGCGGTGCCGCTGTTGGCGAGCTCGATCTCGAAGTTGATTTCGACGAAGCGCGTGCCGGCGAGCTGGCCGGACCCGCCAAAAAATGGCCTGATGAAATTTCTTTCAACGTTGTTGTAGGCCAAATTGAAGGTGGCGTTGCTCACCAGCATGGCGTTGCCCGCGCCGGTGGGCACGCTGTCAACGCCGTAGGTGACCTCGGTTTTGACCAGGATGGCGGTTTTGCGAATCAGGCGGGGCATGGTGCTTATTCCTCAGCGGCGGGGTTGGGGGCGGCGGCGGGCGCGGCGGACGCATCCACCTCGGGCAGGCGCTGCCATTGGCCATCGGCCCACGTCCAGCGTCCGCCTGCGGGCGGGGTGCCCACTGGGTGGGTGGACGGGGCGGCGGCGGTGGTGTCAGGGGCGGCGGTCTTGGTCATGGGTTACGTCCAGGCGGCCAGCGTGGTGCTGGTGGTGCGGTGGTTGACGGTGAGGTTGATGACGGCGGCCACCACGGGCGTTTCGCCGTCGTCGAGCTGCCAGTCGATGGCGGGCTGCATGCGCACGTCAATGGCGCCCAGGCCGGCCGGGCTGACGGTGGACAGGCGCTGCCACACGGCTTCGAGCAAGGCATCCACAGCGGCCATCGGGTCAGCCGCACCGTTGGCGGCGCGGGCTAAGCACTCCACCTGCACCTGGGTTAGCCAGTCATACGGCCCGCCCAGGATCTGCGGCGTGTTGGCGCGAGACTGCACCAAGCGCACCACCACGGCCTGGCTGAAAGCCGCCGACACGGGGCGCGTGGTGTTGACCTTGACGTTGCCGCTGGCCACCGCAGGCGCGGCCATGAGCGCGGCGACGATGGCGGCCTGGATGCCGAGGTGGGCGCTCATGTCAGGCGCGCTCCAGCATCAAGGTGCTCACCCCGGTGCCGTCAGGCTGGTGCACGGCCACCAGGTAGCTGGTGCCGTTCACCACTGCCGTCTGGCCCACCGGGTCAGCCGCCAGGCCGGCCGTGGGCAGCGTGAGCATGGGCCGGGAAGACGACATGCCCACCAGGCCGACCTCGGCCGCTTGCCAGCCGTTGTCGAAAATGGCCGCCACCGGTGCGCCGCCGTTGATCTGGGCCTGGGTGTTGGCCAGATGCGCGAAGACCGCGTTGTTCACGCGGGCTTCGAGGGCGGCGAAGTTGGCGGGCATGGCGGCGCGGCTGCGGCGTCAGGGCGGCGCCAGATCAGGTGGCGGCGGCCAGGTAGCGGCCCAGCTTCATCAGCACGGTGGCGCTGGGGTTGGCGGCGCCAGCCACGGCGATGCCCACGCACACCTGGCCGGCACTGGTCTTGTTCACCACGGAGTTGGCGGCGTCCCAGAACAGGCGGTCGCCCACGCTGATGGCCAGGGCCGATGTCTTGGCGATTTCGACCACGCCTTCGGTGATGAACTCGCCAGCGGCGCCGTTGGCCACTGCCGAAGTGGCGACGCCGAACAAGCCGGCGCCAAACATGAAGCCAGCCCCGGCGGCCACGTTGGCGCTGGGGGTGAGGGTGAGAACGTCGCCGTCCTGGGTGTAATTGCGCATGATGTCCTCTTGATGTGAAGTGAGGTGCGTTGGAAGGTGAACTCAAGGCCTGGAGGCGAGCCTTGGTGCGGGGCTTTGCAGCCCCACACCAGAGCGCTGCCGATCAGGCGCCGTTGGCCTTGTAGAGGCCGCGGAAGTCGATGGCCTTGGCGCCGAAGTCCAGCCGGCACTTGTAGGAAACGCCGTCCGTCTCGAAGCCGACATCGCTCTCGATGACGGGGCCTTCGGCGCCGTCCAGGTAGCAGTACTCCACCGTGTCCACCTGGGAGGTGGTGGCGGCCAGGTACCAGGCGGTGGCGCTGTTGGCGTCCAGCACGGGCTCGACCACGGGCTCCAGCGCGGTGCGGCCCCCGGTGCGGAACTCGTTGACGTTGCTCGGGGTTGCCGGCATGTACTGGTTGCTGGTGAGCTGGTAGGCGGTTTGCTCCAGCGCAGCGGGCACGATCAGGAAGCTGGGCGCCAGGTTCAGCTCTTCGCCCTGCAGGCCCTTCTGCACGCGCATGGCGGCGCGGGCCGTGGTCAGGCTGCTGAGCTGCAGCGCACTGCCGCCACCCGTGCCCAGGTTGGCGTGGCCGCCGGCCGTGGTGATGGCGGTGGCGTTGAACAGCGCGCCGCCGTCGCTCAGGTTGGCGTTGGCCGTGAGCTGGCTGTAGACCAGGCGGTTTTCCAGGCGGCGGGAGGCGAAGCCGTAGGCCGTGACCAGGCGGTCAAAGGCGCGCAGGTCATCATTGATGATGGCCTGGCGGGTGAGGCTGACGATGCGACCGTAGGTGACCACGGCATACGTCTCGGCACCGTCACGCATGGTGCCGTACTTGAACTCGCCGTGCTCGTTGGTCTGCAGCAGGTCAGGCGCACCGGAGAGCTGCACCACGTTGATGCTCTTGAAGTCCGGCGCGTTGGGGCCGCGGCGGGCCCACAGGGCGTAGGTGCCGGGGTTCTCGTCGTAGGCGTTGCGCAGGCGCTTGGTGGCCACGTTGGCGAACAGGCTGGAGAAGTCGCCCGTGGTGTGCATGCCGGGGCTGCGGAAGTGCAGGATCCGGCCGGCCAGCGTCACGCGGTCCAGGCCGCGGGTGTTGACGCCGTGCGCGTCCAGGAACTGCCGGCCGATTTCCAGCAGCGACATGCCGCGGAACTGCCTGCCCTGGTCGTCCAGCTGCGTGCTGGGCGCGATGCGGTGCAGGATGGCCTGCTCGATGCCGGCCATGCGGGTCTGCATTTCGTCGCGCACGGTTTCCACGCGCGAGCCCACGTTGCGGTGGCCACCGGCGGCGGCGTCACGCACGGCCAGCTCGGCCAGCACGGCAGCGCGGGCCTGGTCAACGGTCTGGCCGGTGCGGATCAGGCCCACGGCCAGGTGCGGCACGTTGTGGCGCACGCACAGGTCCGTGATGTCGGCGGCCTGGGTGGCGGCGTCGTTGCGCTGGTCTTGCGCCAGGGCGCCAGCAGCGGGGGTGGTGGCGGCGTTGGATGCGCTGCCGGCTTGGAGAGTTTCGTCCATGGTGGTCCTCGTGGAGGTGGTCAAGGAGTGGGCAGCTGCCCGATGAAGCGCCGCGCCGCCTGCAGCGCCTGCGGGTGCAGACGCTGCGGGTGTTGCGGCGACAAACAGGCACGGCGTGCCATGCGCGGAATCGGCACCGCTGCGGGTGCCGGAAAGGGGGTCCGCCGGGATGGGCACGAACGAGAGTTCGGCGGGTTCCCAATCCACGGCGCGGTACAGGGGGGCGTCAGTCTTGCCATCCGTGCGGTTGGCGGCGCTGACGATCTCGTATTTGCGGACGTTGTAGCCCACCGAGATGTTGCGGATGATGCCGGCGGCGATGTCACGCACGATGCCGGCCACCTCGTCACGCTCAGACAGTTGCACGGTGGCCAGGCCGGCGCCGCTTTCGATGCGGGCCGACACCACCACGCCGATCTGGCTGGCCAGGCTGCGGGCGCTGTGGCTGTCCAGCACGGGGGCAGCGCCGCTGTTCAGGCGGCCCATGTCCACGGCTTCGGTGCTGACGACAAGCTCTTCGTCATACACCTGGCCCGTCCACCAGTCCATGCGGCGCACCAGGGCGCCGGTGGTCCAGGTGACGTCAACGGTGCGGGCGGTTTCGTCGAAGGTGGCGGGGCTGATGGAGCCGGCGCGCACCTGCGGGGGCAGCATGCGCTGCGCGCCTTGCGGGGCAGTGGCAGGGGCGGAAGGCGTGGCGGTGGCTGTGCTCATGCCTGGCATGGTGGCCGCGTGCCTGTCTCATTTCCAGGAAACTTGAGACAAGATGCGCTGCCTCAACACGGGCAGCGCACAGCCGTGCTCAGGCCAGCATCACCAGGTCTTCCTCACGGCGCTTGCGCGTGCGGCGCGGGGGCTTGGGCGGCTTCAGCGCTTCAAGCAGCCAATCGGGCTGGAAGTCTGCTGCGTGCCGGCCGCGGCGGATGCGGCCGTGCGGGGAGAAGTCTTCGGCGTCAGAGACCGCAGGCGCCTGGCCGTCCGTGAGCACGCCCACGGCGCTGAAGCTGATGTGCGCCGAGCCGACCATGACGCCGGGCACGACAGGCGTGCCGGCCTGGCCGAAGTAGTCGCCAAAGTATTGGCCAGCGTATTGGCCCTGCGCGCTCACGACGGGTCAACAGATGTGACGGTGCGCGCGCCCGAGCTGTAGGTGGCCTCCACCCGGTCCACGGTGCCGTCTTGAGACTTGAAGACCATGGTCGAACCCTCCAGGCCGGTGGCGTCGCCCGCGTTGACGGCCAGCAGGATGCGCAGCACGTCGCGCAGCGTGAGGCCGCCCTCGACGGTGCCCAGCAGCGGGTCAGCCGCGGCGCCTGCGCTGTTCAGCAGCTCGCCCATGGAGCCGGGCGTGTTGTAGGCGCTGGCCAGGGCTTGCCAGACTGCCGCCGCTAAATTTTGCGGGCTGAGTTCGGTGAACGGTGTGATGTCGCCGCTCAAATTTCCCGTCGCCCTGACCGTGGCGCTGTTTGAGAACTGGACCAGCGCAGCGCCCACGGCGTCGACGATGGCGCCGAGCGTGACGTTGTTCACCGTAAACGAGAAGGACGTGCTGCCCGCGGCCGACAGGGCGCCGGCCAGGTTGGCGGCCAGGTCGAACGTGATGGAAGCGTTGCCAACTGCCGAGACGATGAGCTGGCCATCGGCCGGGTTGACAGTAATCGTGACCGTCGAGTCACCGCTGATGTTGCGCCCTGCCGCAAGGTTGAGCGTACCCGGCGTGACCGTCACCACGCACTGCGTGAACGACGACATCGCCCCCGGCTTGTACGGTAGCACCCACGACGATGGCGCGAGGTGCCCGCTGGGGATGCCTGCCAGCTTGGACGGGATGCCCTGGCCCACGGACTGGTTCATCCGGTCGCTACGCCCCCACATGCTGCGGAAAGTTCCAGGCGAGCCGCCAATCTGGCGCAACGGAAGCTGCGCCAGGAGCGTGGTGTTTGTCTTGAGAGCCATGAGCCCGATCAACCCCAGCCGACCTCGACCGCGCCGTAGAAGTTGGTGGACGCGCCCGTGGCCGCACCCGCGAAGTAGAGCCACGTAAGGCAGGCACCGTCCATCACCCGAGGAAGGCTCGGCAGTTGGTTCAGTAGATCCCGCTCGGCAGCGACGGACACGGTAGTCAGTGGCAGCGTCAGCAGCGGGCGGGCAAGGCACAGTGCCCCGGTGCCCGTGTTGGCCGCGCTGAAGGTGACCGTCGCCACGGTAGACACGCCCGTGTCGCCCGATGCCAAAGGCAGGAAGGGGCCGTAGTTGTTGGCAGCCGTGCCGCTGTGGCTGATGTGCCCCACGATGCCGGAAGCCGTCATGGCGACCGTGACCGGAAGCGTCCTGCCCGAAGTCGGCACTGTGTTGCTGTAGCTCAGCGCGATGTTCTGCGCCGTGGCGC